GCAGACATAAGAACCACACTCATTGGGCAGAGCTATATAAAATTCTACAAACACTGGCTAAACAGGTGTCACATATTCGACCTATGCAGCCAGCGGAATTTCTCAAGACCGCTAATTCAAGACAACGTCCGGTCTGGGAGAAGGCAATACGACAGGATCGTGCCTTCAAACCAAGTTGGATGATCTATGATGGATTTGTCAAGATTGAGAAATATAGCTACTACGAAAAACCGAATCGGATACCGCGACTCATACTACCGCCAAGTGATCATGCAAAGGTGGTAATGGGGATGCACATCAAGCCAATAGAAAAACACTTGAAGATGGTAGTAGGACCACACAATGTGTTTCCATTTATGGCCAAGGGGATGTCGTCCAGAGAGTTGGCGGAGAGATTCAGGAGTATGTCAGAGCAATTTAAAGAACCGACCTTCATAAGTATCGATATGTCAAAGTGTGACTCAACCATAGGATCGAGGTTAAAAAACCTTGAGAACATGGTTTTCACTAACTATTACAGTAGTTCTGACTATGTCAAATGCATGAAGGAAGGTGAGAAGCAGGAAATGAAAGTGCGCCTCCATCGTAATGATGGGACAACGGAGACAAAGAAAATACCACAATGCAGGGCCTCAGGGACAGCACACACAGGTGCAGGCAACACAGTGTTGGTCTATGCAGCCTCTGCCGTGGTGCTCCGTGGCGTACGTAATGAAATCTTCTCAAATGGCGACGACACAATACTCATCGTAGAGGCATCCGACAGCGCAGAAATCGTGCGTCGAATCAAAGCCGGAGAATATTCTGTATTCGGCTTCGATGTGCGGATAGAGCAAATTGCTTCAGACATCGAAGAGGTCTTTTGGTGTCAGTGTTACTATACGGTCAGGAACGACGGGCCGGTGTGGATTCGTGATTACAGGAAGGTTTTACAGACCATACTTTCCAATGAGAATTACGGGTCCGTGAATTGGTTGTCGTACCTCTCCACCATTTGTATGGGGGAGGGGGCGACAAACCCCGGCCAGCCAATAGTAGCCCCACTGATCAAATCGATATTAAATCTGAAGCATAGGAGGATGCGCTTGCCCAATGAAAACCAAACAACACGACGCTGGGAGTTAGAAGGATGCCCAAGCGTAGATGAGTTAGACCTAGAAGTAACATCCCGTGATAGAGATACATTCCACGAGCGGTACGGTATAAGCCCTGCGGAACAACTCAGGATGGAGGATGATAACAATCTAGCGTTGAGGGGACTCGGAAATGGGCCGGTGCGACACGAGCACTGGCAAAACCGGATACACCCGGTTGGCTGAGGAGAGCCAAATCAAATTTAGGATGGAGTCGGGGACAGCTCCATCTGAGTGATCATTGTCCCATTGGGTTGTCAATTTAATAGTCCAAAACGTTCCTTTGCAGGGTAAACATTTACGTGCTAAGTGTCAGTTACACGCCCGCTGGGCGGGTGTGGCCGACTAAATGCCGACAGACTGCACGGACTAGCGCAAGCAATTGATGATGAACAGTCGCCTGAGTCAACAGGGGATCCAATCCAAATGACAAAGAAAAGCAAAGTAAAATTTCAGAAAAAGAGCAAGAAGGCGGTGAAACAATCCGCGACCAAAACAGAAAACAAAACATTGTTGCAAAAGCTGGGCGCACTCACACTGCGCGGCGCAGGCGCCGGAATCGGTTATGCAATGGGAAATCCTGCCGGTGGTTATTCCGCTGGCGCTGGTATCTCGCGTTACCTGGGTTTTGGGGACTATACAGTCTCACAAAACTCCTTGGTGGACAAGAGTTCCAACTCTATTCCCATGATGCATTCAGTTGGTACTTCAGTAACCGTACGCCATAAGGAATATCTGGGTGAGATCACAACATCCAGCACATCCGGTGCTTTCAAAATCACGTCTTATCCAATCAATCCCGGTGTTCCCCAAACTTTTCCATGGCTATCTGGTATAGCCTCAGGATACACCGAGTATGACTTTAAAGGACTTGTATTTCACTACCAGACCACGTCTGGTGAGTACTCGAGTTCTGGAAACGTGGCTTTGGGGGCCCTCATGATGGCTACCAAGTACCGATCCAC